CGGCGACTTCATCGACATCGAGCCCGGGCTCTTCATGGAGCAGCTCCGCCCAGAGCAATACGAGCAGGTCTTCGGGGGTTGTATCGTAGATAATCTGCCGGACAACATCCGCATTAAGGATATTCCTGCCTGTCTGTTTCGTGAATGCTACCATTGCCTTGAAGTCATACCTGAGATGGCGCTCTTTACCACCGATTTCAATAGACACAATCGGGTAGGCTTTATCAACCATCATGCCTCCTTTAAATAGAAAGGGCGGGGTATTCTACCCCGCCCCTAGTCTCACTATGGTCTTATCCGGTTAGGATGCTGCCCTGGCCAGCCAGATGGTATAGGTCTTGGCGGTCTTACTTGTTTCTTTCACCACGATGGTGATTTCCGTCACGGTTCCGGCGTCGCCAAGCGTGATGGCGCTGGATGCCTCGCCGGTGGCCACCACATTCCCGTCGACGGTGATGACGCCCGCTGTCGCTATCGGAGTGACGGTGACCGATGTCACGTCGGTCAGCACGGTGGCAACGTATTCGTAGGTGGCTGCGGCCGGGTCGGGGACAATCACGGCACTTTCGCTGATGGAGAAGAACGTGGTCGTCAGACCGGTCGATGCCGTTACTCCCAGCACGGGCTTGCCGGTGATTTTCAGCGTCGCCGAGAAGTGAATACGGTCTGTCATAGGCATACCGCCGCTGAAATTCTTGATATAGGCGTTGAATGTCCAGGTGAATGCCGCATCAGTGGGGCCAGTGATAATCACCTCCTTTGTCGAACCGGCGATGAAATCGGCGATGGCGGCTATCTGGCCGGCGGTATCCCCGGGGACGAAGTTCCCTTCGATGGTTACCTCGCCGCCATGCCTCATGCCGGCTTTCCATTCGCTGAACTCATTATCGGAATCATGGCTGCTGAAATCGATATCGTCCGCCGACATCCCGGGGAAGGGGATATCTCCCGTCAGCTCGACGATAACTTCCCCATCCCAGCTGAGAGTTGTACCGAATCCTTTGTATCCTGCTGTTTCTGCCATTTATTTGCCTCCTATCATTTTTTCTAGAAGTTTTATTATCTTATTAAGCCGCTTGATTATCAGCGGCGTTAAATCCTTCTCCACCCAGCCGACGCCCTCGCAGAGGTCGCATTCCTCCTCCTTCTCTCCCATCTCCGTCATCGATACCGGCTGCCTGCTCTTCATCAGACCAGTGCCTTCACATTTCGGGCATCTCTGTAAAGCCATTATTCCCTCACCGATATTATATAATCAGATGCGACCCCGAATAGCCCCTTTTCCCCGGGGTCGAGGTCCGTCTCGTCGTCGTAAGCACAGCTGAATACATAGACCCCGCCATCTCCCCCCATCGTCCCCTGGTATCCATGAAGCGCAGACTGCACCGCAACAATCAATTGTTTGGCAACCATAGGCAAGGAGGCAAAGGCGGTAATCTGGAAGCGGGCATCTGTCAAACCATCCGGGCCATCATGCGTCATCGTCCGCGGTGACGATATCTTGGATAAGACCAGGTAAGGTTCGGCAGTATCCTGGAGTGCCCGATTGAAATAGATGCGAGTCCCGCAGATATCGGTAATGCCGGACTGGTCCAGCAGGTATATCATCAACGCCGTCTCGATTAACATCAGACCGCCCCTTCAACCGTCTTTTTCAGTCTGGCTTCAACCATATCCAAGGCTGCTCCTTTTCTATCATCTATCGCCGGTCTCACAAATTCGTGCGGCGGCGCCGGATGCGGTCCCCCATGCCCGTATTCCAAAAGATGTGCATGCGGCGCCCGTCTCGGCCTGATGCCGGCGAAGGCCACGGCCGGTGAATTTATCTTCGCTGGATAAGCAACTGCATATGGTGATTTTAAAAGATTACCTGACCTGACTTTAAACTGGGATTTTATATTTTGCTTGATTCCATCTCTGATATAACGCGCCGCACTTAATAATATTAAACGCTCTTCTTTGCTGACCTCTTTCAATATCTGGTCGCACTTCCGCTCCAGCGCATCGATTCCCTTGAGATAAATACTTGGTTTCATCAGTCCTGGAACTCCTTGCAGTTCAACTGCAGCTCCCGGCCGCGCTCCATGACATTGGCTATCGAGAGTATCTGGAAATAACGCCCGTCATATGAGATGCGCCAGGTGGGCTGCACGTCAGAGCGATACCGTATCCGGACAACCCCTTTTATCTCCGCATTGAGCTGGCTGGCCTCGACATAGCGCCGCCCGCTCCCCCACTCTATCGCCGCCCAGACTGTCGCCTCGTCCGTCCAGGTCGGTACCATCTGCTGATACTCGTCCCGACTATGTGAAGGACTCTGCAGCGTAATTCGATGCCTGAGGTCGCCGGATTTCATCTAAAATACCCCCTCCAGCGATAGCAGCGCATCGACACCCTTGGGTATCTCGACCGCGTTCAGGCCCGTCGTCACCACCGCCTCCCGGTTCTCGTAGAGGTGCCCGATGAATAAAAGCATGGCGCTACGGACGTTCTGCGGCACGTCATAGCCATCATCCCCGTAGCCCGCCACGAAAGTCACGCAGACCCCGTTATAAGGCCGCAGCGCCGTCGAGGGCCAGCTCTGCCCGTAATTGAGGAAGACCTTCGGACTGTACTGGTCTTTGTCATCGACCGTGTAATAGCTGCTGGAAAAGGTGGCCTCGCTGTCGGAGGTATCGTAATATTTGATGCTGTCCACCGACTGCAAGGGCGGCTTCGGTATTTCGATATAGCCCTTATCCGGGAAGGCGTCGAGCCAGAGTTCCCACGTCTGCGTGATGTAGGTGCGGTTCTGGCGAAGCTCGCAGTATTTTCGCGCCGCCGGGATGAGCGTCGTTTTAATCAGGTCATCTTCGGTATGTTCATCATGGTCGAGGCGCAGATGGTCTTTGACCTCGAATAGCGATATCGGCTCTATCTCCGGTTCGGTATTTATCTTCAACGCCATCTTATCCGCTCTCCGTTACGATTAATCTTATGGGTATCATGCTTTCTTTCTTGCCGGTGGCCGTCAGCTCCAGCTCTCCGGCGTATGTCTCGGCCGTGTCGAAATCTCCCGATTTTACTGTGTAATGGCAGGTGCCACTGGCTTCATCATCTGGCGTGCATTCCTCATCCAGCACCAGTGTATCGTGCGTGGCCGGTCGCCATAGCTTCAGCGTGACCGTATAGTTGGTGAGATTATAAGCATCGCCATCGCTATCCTGGCAGGTGAAATTCAGGTTATGGCCGTAATCGCCTTTTGGTGTGACAACTTCCTGCATGATTACTCTCCATCATCGGCTGCTGAGACCGTATAGGTAAGATTGAGCACGTCATCATCTACTACTGACCTTGAGCTCCCCAACTTGGCATAGCAGAATAGCGTGCCACCGCCGGCCGTGTTGCCTTTGGTGCTGGGGACGCTACCGCCGCCGACCAGCGCAGCGCCGTAAATCGTCTTGGTGGCATTCATGGTGAACTGCGCCTTGTTGGCCGAGTTGGTTATTGATTGACTTGATGAAGCCGCCTCTTCATATTCGGGCCGGGTCTCTTCATCATAGGCTGTGGATTCGGTATATGTTGGGGTGGCGTAGGTCATGGCAGCCGCCGGTTCCGTGTCCGATTCTACGATGACGCAATACCATGTTGTTATCTGTGTTGAATCATGCAGCATGATATCGAGCAGGGCATCCAGACCTTCGTTGGTGATGATATTATGTGCTTCTTCAATCCATTTCAGCCTGCCTTCCTTGTCACGGCACTCCAGTATGAATTTTCCCCCAATTCTCGCTTTTATGTTGGCTTCCATATTTCATTCCCTCCCATAAGGCGATTCTGTTGTCGTGTTCCTGCTGTTTATTTTTAATGTGACCGAGCGCGGATTAAGCGAGGTTATTTTGTTACGGTCATTTAGCTTCATAGTTACGGAGATACCTGATTGTGTTGTCTCCAGCGTAATTACCGGCATATCACTTATCTTTGCGACATCCGATATCGTCAGGTAAAACTGACATATTATAGATATTACCTCGGATAATTCGATTCCATCGGCGGCACTGATGTTTATTTCTATATTCGCTGATGTATTATCGCTAAGGACGATTCCATCGGAAGCTGATATTAGTTGCGCGAGAACCGCCTGAGCGCTGTCACTTAGCTTAATACCATCGGCGGAGGCTATATCAAATAATATCCCCGCCAATATTTGCTCTCCGATGTTTATTCCTTCGGAGACTTCTATATCCGCGAGTAAATTGGCTGTGTTTAAATCACTTAATTTCAGTCCTTCAGATAAGGCAATTCCGATTGTCAGACTGATACTCAATGCATCGGATAAGGTAATCCCATCCGACAATGATAAATCTATATTCAGCCCCGAACCCGGGCTATCTCCTGAACTTATCCCATCTGATAAGCTCAAATTGATTGTTAAGTTCGCTGATGGACTCTCCCCCAGCGCCACCCCATCCGAGCAAGATATCTCATATGTTGTCGGGCCCCCCTCCTGTAAATCAAGATTTTCTATGTAGTACGATGCTTCATTAGCGCTACCCTGGTCTTGCGAGCAGACACCCTGAACATACTCATAGGCGGTGGTTCCGCAGGTAATAGATAGTGTATCATGCAAATTAGTCCGCCCAGAGTCGGTATAAATTAGACAGGTAGCCGTGGTGTTACTGCGGGAGATAGTAAGATAATACTTCGTATTTACACTGATACCGCCTGAATCATCTTCATTGTTGCTATAATCGATCAGAGTGAATATTCTACTAGCATCAGGATGCACCACCCACACGTATATGCCCTCATGGTGTGTGTACTTAGCATCACTATAATTTCCTGGATTATCCACGACTGCCCAGCAACCCGCACGGTTCCCATATCCCTCCGTACCTTCGTTACCAGTGTAAACGTCTAATAGATGGTCAAAGTCCCCGAAATGGCTGGCCCCATGGCTCTTGTAAGTATAGCTATCGGCACCCTTAGACATAGTATCAACGTCCATCTTTGACGCTGTTATGGTAATATCACCATCGCTATCTACCTCCGTAAATTCAGTAAAGTCCTCGGTTGGGTCAGGCGGGACTTCGCCTGTCAGATTATCCAGGCTGACTCCTTTTAGCTCATCGAGTAGTATGCTTGTGGCTTTTGTTGGTTTAACCCTTTCTAGTGTCTTGTCGCTGTACATCTCAAGACGGGCTACATCTCGGGCTTCATCCGAGAGGGCTTTCCACTCCTTGTTGGTGAATCTCTTTTCTCTTATGGCCGCCCTTAACCTGTTTTGTTCCTGAAGTAATGGTAGTAACTTCTTGTTGAAGATATTACCACCAAGATTTTGCGGCCTTCTCGCAAAGATATACCACGCGTCCTTATACTTATCCCAGTTACTGCGAGCGATTGCACCCTGCCTGTTGTACTCAAGGCGCATCTGCTCAATCAGGGAATAGACGGCGCACAGCTTCTCGTAGTTTGTCTTAATGCTTGCGGGATAATTTACGTCTAACATTTGCTGTCTTCTTTATCGCCGGATTTATCGATTGCCTCCGCTTCTTTAATTTCAGCATGGCATTCTCCGGCATCTCCAGGCTGGTCGTCTCGATTTCGATGGTTCCCTTACCGGATATATACATAGACCTTTTTCACCTCTGGTTATACCGGGAGGCGGGGGGTATAGTTCCCCCGCCCCCCAACTGAAAAGGAGTAATGATGCCCGCCTTGCTGAAGGATAGTTTTTATTCTCAGGGAAGAACGAGTTGGACTTCATGCCAGGCGAAGCCTACGTTGAAATCCTCGTTGACCGATGAAGCTACCACGTGCAGGGAAATCCCGGCGGTCGGGGGGATGATTATTCTGCCTTCGATAGGTACACTGCCCTGGCCGCCCCCGAGGATACCGGTGGCCTCAACATCGTGCTGGTCGCCGTAAGGGAACCATCCGTCATCGCCCACGGTGGCGCCGATATCGAGCCTGGCATTGCCGCCATAGTTGGCTTTACCTCTCGTGCTTTTGATGGCGGTGATATCCGCAGTTACAGCCGCCATGCCTACCGGGTGGATGCAAGCCCAGATACCCCACCGGGAAGCAGCCGCGGCTGAAACCAGCTGCTGGGCGAAGATGCGGTCGATGATATATGATAGTCCGCCACCGGCTTCACCGTTCCAGAGGGTGAACAGCGCCGTGGTGGAAGGCCTAGCAATCAGGGCGGCTACCGCCGATGTGGTCATGGCCTGATACCCGCTGCCGAGCCGGGTCAGCTCCGCATAGGGCGGCAGGGACTGCGCAATCTCCAGGTCGCCGCGGCTGTTCGCCTGAGACTCAATCGATTCCCCGACCCCGTCTCTGTTGTTTGCTTGCAGGATATATGCTTCTATACTCATTTTCTCACCTCGTTTTACTTTATTTGGTTATTAGGCTCAGGCAGCCTCTACGTAAGCGCCTTCGTCCAGCGGTACATACCAGATATCCCACTTGATGGAGCCGGTATGCGTGGCGCCGACAACGGCCTGGATGACGCCCTCTGCCACCGGGATTGGGTAGGTCTGTCCGATGACACTGCCGGATTTGCCGATTTGCAGGGCGGTGGCCACAGGCCCAGCAATGGTCAGCAGACTCCCCACCTCGGCGGCTGTCAGGTCAAGGTTGCCGCAGAGGTCCGTGGTCGTGCCGGTATCCGGGTCGGCCTGAAGTTTGAAATTGATGGTCTTGGTCTGCATGACGGTGGTTACTTCGCCGAGTATCAGGTTCACCAGCACCCGGCCGCCCGCTATAGTGAACAGGTCTTCGCCGGTCAGGATATTGTCGGTATCGCGGCTGACGTGAATGCCCAGGTTGATATCCGCTACCCTTTGCCGGGTTGATTTGTTGTAATTCATTTTTCACCTCTTCGTTTGGTTTAGAGGGCGGCGCTACCCGCCCCCTGTTTCGACCTTTACTTAGGACAGGACGGTATCGAGCGCCGGGCTCTTGTAAGCCGGGTCAAGAACGGCTATCACGGTCAGCTCGCCGGCTGAAGCCTCACTCCCCACCTGGAGGGTCAGCCAGTCATAGCCGTCGGTCATGCTGGCCATATCGAGCTCGATGACGAGCAGCCGGCTCACAAAGGTGGTACCGGTGCATTCCAGCGCCGCCGAGGTTGCTTCTGTGCTTAATACATCGGAGCTGGCCGAACCGGTGGCCGCCCCGCCGTACCGGTAGGCAAACGTTAACGCTGCCGTCTTTGCCCCGTCCGTGGCGCCCTCATAAAGCGTCAGGATAGGGTCGCCGGAAAGCGACGGGCCGAACATGACGAGTAGCGCGACGTGCTTGGCGCCCTTGACACAGATGGAGTCGCTGTCAGCGCCGGAGACGATATCGGCCGAATTGAAGATGGGAACCAGTTTTTTATCTTCGCAGAGTCTCATTTTTTCACCTCATTAAATTTATTTTTGCCCGGCTTTAGCGGGCTGCCAATGCAACGAACGGGCTGACATAGAAGTTGGAGTCCGTCCGTTTGTAAGGAGTTATCTTGCTCTTGAGCATAGGCATACCGTTGACCCGGTAGATAAAGCGGAAGGTCTGCTGGTCGGTCAGGAACTGGACGTGGATGGATTCAGCCGTCTGGATGCCGCCCTTGTCGATGAGCAGATACTGAGAAAGGTCGGCCAGGATTATATCTCCCACGTCGCCGGGCCCGGAGGCTACCTCAACGGCAATGGCCGGCGCGCCTTTGATGGTGGCGAACCCGCCGGGGACGGTCGGGGGTACGAAAAGCCTCGCCATTTCTCCGCCGGTGCCGACATCGACTTTCAGAAGGTCGAGCTGGTCTTCCAGCTCCTGGTTGTAGAGCCAGACCAGGTTGCGGCCGCGGCGCGACTTCCACATCTTGAGAATGTTTTCCGTGACGACCGTATCCGCCGTCTGCCCCGTTTCCTTGGCCACGCTTACCAGGGCATCGCTTTCCAGGATGCCCAGGCATTGTCCGGCACCGGTGCCGCGAATGATTTCATCCGACAGCTTGAAGCCAAATTCCTCGGTAAAACCCTGGGAGATAATGGCACCCAGTTGCGCGGCGTCCTGAAGATTCTCATCGGTGGCATAGCACAGCCCCATCATCTTTTCGAGCTTCATCTCGATGCGCCCGAATTTCGGCTTGCTCGCCGTGGTGCTGTCAGCCTCTGCCTCGCGGTAGACCTGGAGGCCGCCCCAGCGCGAACCGGTGGCCCGGCTGGATTCGTCAACCGTGTTCATGGCGAAGCTGTTGGATGGCCCGCTGATGGGAATACGCCGGCAGCGATTCGGTATTTCATTGGTCTCGTATGTCTGTTTCAGCAACTCGGCCGACAGGTCCTGCTGGACGAGGAAACCGCCCTCGCTGGGGACGGACTCGTTCAGCCCGGAGGCCGCCCTTACCTCAAACAGCCGGTCGTCACGGCCCCTGCCGGTAAAGAATTCCCGGACTGCCTGGAGCTGCTCCCCCAGCGACCGGAACGGCTTTGGTGTTTCGGCGTTTTCTGCCCCCGTCTCCGGCTTCTGCGGCTCATAAGTCCGCAGCTCTTCCGGGCTTATCTGGTTTACACTGCAATAATTGTCTATCCGTACATCGATAGCCCTGATTTCCGCATCGATGGCGTCGACCCTTTTCTGCTCGTCCTCGTTGACTTCGCGTTCCTCCGTCTCCGCTTTAGTGAGCAGCTCGTTCCCCTCATCCCGGAGGGTTGCCTGTTGTTTCCGGTATTCTATGACCTTGAGTATGTCTTTCATTTTTTCCTCCTGAATTTTTGAGTTTATTTCCTGGGATATCCGTAATTCAGCCGTCTCCTCGCCAGACTAAGAGCACGCCCTTTCAAAGCGCCCTCCCCGTCCTGCTTGCCCGCTATAGCTTCCGCGTCGGCGGGCTCTTCCTCGGCCTCTTTACGACAACTTATAATATCGCCGGCTTTCGCCAGCGTCCTTTGTTCGATTTCATCCAGCGGCAGACCACGATGGCTCTTCACCAGCGCCGTCCCCAATGCTTCATAATCCAGCCCCGCCACCGCCGCCAGGCTCCGCGCCTTGACATCCGTCTGTGGATATGCCGGGAATGTCACCGGCCCGATATCGTAGAGACGCGCCTTGTTCACGTGCCTCTCGATTTTGTGTTTCTTCCCGTCCCACATCGCCATGAATGCGTCGATGGCATCCACCTCTTTACCTGAAAGGAACCACCTCTCACCCTTTTCCTCGTCCACCTGGAAGATGATAGAGCACCCCGTCACGTCCCCCCGTTCGATGCTCACCAATAAATCGTCGGCATAGCTGGTCTCTGGCACGACCACTTCGTAATAGACCCCCCGCTCATCCTCTTTAAGCTCCAGCGTCCCCGCCTTTTTCCGCCCGAGTATGTACGTCGGCGTATGGTCCCGGAGCGACCTTATATCATCACGCTGGATGGATTCGGCGAATGCGCCCGGCTCGAACAGTTCCTTGAACCCTCCCAGGTCCTCGCTCAACTTGTTATAGACCGCGCCGTGGCCGATTATTTTCTTCGGAGCATCTTCACTATCGGCAGCCCGCACCTTCAGCTTGTCCATCTCGAATTCCCTGTATTCCCGCCTCTCTGCGCTCATGCTAATTACCTCCTGGGTTGGAAAGTTTGAACTTTGACCGGGGCCGGGGCGCTCCACCCGCCGACAGTCTCCCCCACACTCCGGGCATTTAACATCGCGGCAATGCTTTTCACTTTCAAATTTATGGCCGCAATCGATACATTCGCATTGATATTTTTCTTCACTCAGGGCCTCGGATTCCTCGTCACCGGCCGGCTCGAATTTACCCTCGCGCTCTTTGCAGTGCGCCCGCGCATCGTCCTCGTCCCAGATATCCGTTTTATACCGCAGGGCCTGTATCTCCGACTTCCCGTCCTTGATTCCGTATATCACGTCGATGCACTTGCCGTCATGCTTCTCTTCACAATCCTTGCGGTTGTATTTATCGTATTTGTCCGGGTCCTCCAGACGGCAGCTGTGTTCATTCGGATATGGCATGATAACCTCCCGATTTGTTTATATCGTCTCCCTTTCGTAAAGGGAGAGTGAGAGGGATTATCCCAATAAAAAAGCCGCTCTGAAAGCGGCTCGAATATACGTTTTTACATTATGCGTTATGTCGTAATATCTGCTTCTCCCGCCCGCCAGTCTTCCCAATCCTCCA